CGTGTTTTCCATTATCCCTCCAGCAGGATTTTGTTTTCCCTATTCAGGTATTCCCTGATAGCTGTCATATAAACATCACGTTTTGCATTGTGAGTCAATATCTTGGCGGCATCTAATGATTTTTCAACCCTCAGCGCCTCACAGAAAATCATTAACTGCTTAAATACCAACTGGCCATCAGGGCTACTAACCACATTATTGATAGCAGAGCGATATTCTTCAGTAAACGCTTCCGCCTTTCTCTTGTTATCATCAGCCATTTCCTTTGCTTTTAATAAAGCCGATACCGTATCAGACACGCGCAGCCTCCGCGTTATTCTTATTAGCCTGAGCCGCCTTGCTTCCAGCATCAGCCGCCATCATGCCAGCCTGAGCAGCAAGCATGGCCTGTTGCTGTTGTGCGGCAGCCATCAGCTTCTCTTTAAATGCTTTGGCACCAATCAGTATCTGGTTATTTGCATCCAAGTTATCGTTAATATCCTCTAGAAGCTTATACCAATCCACAGCCTCGATGATTTGCGGATACATAGAACCAATTGCCCCAATGGCCTGCAAAACCTGCGTTAAATTCTGAACAGATTCAGTTCGCGTCAGCTTTTCCATCTCATTGTTAAAGCGCACCTCATACCACGGCTTGCCAAATTCCATAATTTGCAATACTTCATCCGGGATAATTCTCGCACCCATGCCCCGAGCAGATAAGTTACGGGCAATGTCCGGGAACATCCGCGCATTAATACCTAACTCGCCTAAGTCTAATAACATGCTTGTGGCGCGCCGTGTCGTATGCGCCCACAATTCACTCTTTTGCTGTTGCAACATGCCAGCCAATGACTTCCCACGGATAGCATAACGCTGCAAACTCTCCGTTGCAGTCATCTCTTTGGCGGTGGAAAAGTCCAAAAGCGTATCAATCTTAAATGCGGTAGCTATTTTCTCATTTAAATATGGGATTAAATATTGGATTAATGCGCTAGGATCGCCCACATCCATAAGGGGAAACACGGGATTCTGCCCAGAAGCTAATTGTTGATTGAACACGGTCAGGCCGTTAGACGACGTATCAAGCACACTATCACCAAATACAGCGTTATTTAGTACACCTAAGGCTGGCCGCGCCATCTTTTCCAATATCTCAACCGTATCACCAACGATATAATTTACCATACGAATGGATGAAATCATCATTGTGCCAGACGAACGGCCATAAACTTCACCACGAACCTTAATCTGACGGCAGACCGCAATGGGCTTTTCCTTGTAATCTTCTTCTTTAAATATCTTGCCTTCACCATCCATAAACCAAACACCACGGAATTTAGTCCCGCGCTTGCCTTTCAGCTTAGGATCAAAATCAGTACGCGGCAGCATACCAAAGACCAAAGGAAATGACTGATTATAGTCACCTTTACCCCATGCATCCTGAATAACCTTTGGCAGTGTACCGACTAAACCTTTGTCAATCACACCATTCTTTGTGCAAAACTCGCCAACAATCCGATTGGTTTTCCAATGATACGTTACAAAAACATAATCAACCGCGCCAGATTTACCCTCATCAATGCACATGTTGTCAACGCCGTAATTGCGAAATATCAATGCATTTTCTGCGACATTGTTTTTAAAATCGTCATTAATAAAAACGCCAATGCCACTCGTACCAAACGCGGCTTGGTCATAAGCATAGGGCCGAAGCGCGTTATTTAACCCAGCATCAGCGTGGTTCATATGTCGAAGCAGCTGCTCAGTTGCAAAATCGTACCAAGCTTGAACAACACTGGCATCAACAAGATCAGTCACCTCACGGCTAGGCACTAATGACAAAGCCTTGTCACCGGTACCCCACATGATACCCAGCAAATAATCCCCAAACTGATTAACCGCCAGCGCAGGGCTTGGATCATCGACACGCAAATCAAGCTGTGCTGATTTACTGGACTGGTTTTTATGCCACTGATAATCAACATCAACCGAGATACCAACGTATTTTGCAATCTCATCCCACAACGGCTTTGCTTGCTCACGTTCAGATTTAAGCGCCGTGTAGAGCTGATAAATATTATCGTAGTCTTTCATCTAGTTACCTAGAAGCGTTTCACGCTTGGCAACATCATCAGGCGCTAGCTCTTGCCCCTGAATACCGCCCTCTGTTTCCAACAACGCTTGGCGAGACTTTTTCGCCTTTTTCTTGTCCGCCTCTACATCTTGCGGCGCTGCTGTTTGAACCGCAGGTGCCTTTGCCCCACCAATAAAACCACCCATTATCGCCTCCGATTTATGCGCTTGACTTGTCCGCTCTGCGATTGCAAGAGCGGCGCTGATTTGCCTAGATACTTAACACTAGCCCAGACGGCCATCATTAAAGCATCCGCATCATCAGGACTATATCCTAATTCTTTTTTCATGTCTAGCTTTGGTTGAATAAGACGCTTACCAGACTGAGCATATTTAAAACGGATCTTCTCCAGTTGTTTTACAATCTCGGCATCCTTGCGGTGCAGACAAATCCTGCCCTCATCTATCCAGTCCTTTAGCAGATGATACCCCTCAGCCCGCGCATTGGCAAAGTGAACAGCATCAATGCCTTGCGTGCTTGCGCCATCAAAGCGTTTAAAATCCAACCCCATGTCGGTTAACAAGCTATGAATTTGCTGGCCGCCCATACCGCCGCAATCAACCGTTGCAATGGTTGGCCTTGTCCTGCCAACTATTTCAATAATCTTGCCCAGCACGTGGTTGGTGTTGTCGCCATCCCATGAAATGCGCTCACTCACGCGCCAATGCTGATTGCTTTCCCTGTCCATAACAACAGCAACACACCTGTCGTTCCCTTGTGCAGCAAGGTCAACCGCAACAACGCGCTGGCGACCGTACACTTCACCAAATGGCTCAATGTCGAACGCGGCATGAAGCTTGTCGTAGCTAAATAGATAATCATCGGCGGCCTCTAACGGCTGTCCTAGCCAGTCATGGTTATACTCACGTTCACTTCGCAGCCTGCAAGCCTCAGCCTCTTCAAACACCCTTGAACCATTAAAGGGATTTTCATTGTAATTTATCTGTATGTGAAGCGTATCAGGCCGCCCATAGTAAAGCTGAAAGGCCGGATCATCCCTCATATATCGGTTCATCGTAATGATAACCTTGCACTTAGGGAAACGCACAAGCGTATTTTGCAAATCCTTCATGGTCACAGCGCCGATCTGCTGTGCCTCATCCAGCCAAATTAAATCAACTCCGGCAATCGCCCTGGCGTTTGACTGGCCAGCTATCTGGTTAAACCCACGGAATGAAATAACGGAATTATTAATCTTATGTTTAATCACACTCTCTTGAACCGTAAACGGCAATTTAAATTCTTCCACCGCCTCTTTAACAACCTTGTGAGATGACTCATCAAGCCGAACAGCCGCATCACGGCCGCAAATAATATTCTTTCGTATGCCCTTATCAGCAAGATAAAGGCAAAGACGGGATGCAAATACGGTTTTGCCCGATGACCGCCCACCCTCAATCAGAAAATAATTGTAATCCTTGAATTTCGTGATGACTGGCAGCAGCTTAGGCGGGCAGTTAAGCAGCTCTGGAAGCGTGACATCCATTAATCGCCAAAATCCAATGTCTCGCCGTTCACTTTAACATCGCCCATTTGTGAAAAAATGATATTCTGGTCGATCTGCTGCCTATCGCCGTAACGCTTACTGTCCTCTTTGCCCACTTGCCATTTCATCGTATCAATTTGAAGCTTGGCAATTTGAGGATCAACCGCACCTGCACGCGCTTCGTCGATAACTTCGTCGATTTTATCAAAGCGATGGTGTGCTCTTTCAGTGACAGCTTGCGCGTACTTCTGTGAAAACTCTTGATTTTCCCTTAGCCATCTAAAAAATGTATGGCCACATGGCATGTCATCTAGCTTCTCAAGCCTATGTAAATTACTGCCTTGAGCGATAAGGTTGCAAATCTTGTCCCCTAGCTCTTGCGTGTAAATTGATGGCCTACCGCCAGCCATTAAGCACCCCGGCTAATGCCAGCCTGAATTATGCCAATAGGCGTAGACACGCCAAGTAATGATAGATGAGTGGGAGCTGCCTCATCTGAAGCAAGGCCGAATGACATACATTGCCCAGAACCAATCAGCAAATCTGTGCTTGTGGCAACAACAGTTCCATCACCCCATTTAACACGCACTGAACCGGATGAAAGGTTGTTAATATATACAGAATTATACTTTGCTTGTGTGAGTGCGCCCAGCGATAAGCGCGTCGCAGTCGTTGGATTTGTCCACTCTACGAGTGTCTTGGGGATGAATAGCTGAATGTCCATGACTTGAGATTATACCATGCCGAATAATATATTCAAGCAGTATTTGCACCGGCTTGCCGATTTCCCTGTCGCCTAATTCGTATCGCCTGATTGTGCGCTCCTCTACCCCTATAGCGTTAGCCATTTGGGATATAGAGAGGCCTAGCTTGTGGCGGATGGTTTTGAATTGAGCGGGTGTCAATTGATGTTA